CACAGGTGATCAAGTTCGGCATTGTCTCGGCGGGCCTGGAATATGTCCACCCAGCGTTTTTGACTTTCTAATTCTTTGAGTTCTTGTTGCAGGTTGGGATCTTGATAGTGCAGTTCTCTGTGTGTGGTGCCGGGTTTCCTGGCATACACAGTGCGTCCACCGTCGGGGCTTTCAAATATGGTGACTTCGGTGATTTTGCTGACCTGCATGATGTATTTAACCAGTATAACAGAGTTGTGTACAAAGTCAACAAAAAACGCCCCGGAGGGCGTTTCTTGCAATCAATGTAAAGTTGATTAGGATGCTGATGTAGCTGAACTAGCCAAACGGAAACCAACGTTGGTAACAGTTGCAGCAGACAAGTCATATCCAGCCACTGTACCCAATGCACGGATCTGGGCTTGCAATGTGGCTGCTGTGTAAGCAGCAACTGGAAACACTGCCACCGAGAAGTTGGTAACGTTTGCTGTGGCAGCAACTTGATACATGGCCACTGTGGCTGTCTGTTGTATGCTCTGTAACAGGGTCTGCAACATGCCATTTACTTCGGCTTCTGTTGAAGGATCTGCACCAAGGTCGCAACCAAAGAAGTCAAGGGCTGGACCCATGAAGTTGGTTGGGACACCTGCAGGTGTGTAGGTTGTTGTTGCGGCTAACTGTGGACCGTTTAGGGTGTCAGTTGCAAATACTGGTTGTGAACCACCACTGGTGATTGTTAATGCTGGCATAATAATTCTCCTTAGTATGTGGACTCAAAGGTCCTACTTTTATTTATATCTTTTGGAGAAAATCTGGGTCTAGGAGACCAGATTTGGGTTGTTTAGGATACGATTTCCAGCTGAAAATCCAAAGCGATTGACCAGTTTGGCACGGCCAGCATCAGTGGCCAACACCCAGCCTTCTTGTCCGGGCTGTTGGCGATCCAGTTGCGACAGCATGTCCATCTTGATCTCATGCAACAACAAGAAAGCAGTGAATGCGGCCGTGATGCCCGACATGTTGCTACGTGGACTCTGTAGATATTCCACTATGTTGTTGTACTTTCGCGGTGTGACATTGGTCTGCAACCAAGCTCCAAAGTCTGGCAGGAGATTTTCATAGTCCGTGGTGATCCTGCTGTTGATGTAGCGTTTGCACAAGGCCGGCAAGTCGCTGAGTTGTGCGGCTCTTAACTCGCTGGGATTGAACAGACCATTGATGTCAGCACCGTGGGTGCTGATCACTGCCCGCAGTTGATCTATGAGCTTTTTGTTGAGTGTGACATTTTTAATGTCTTTGACTGTGGGTTCGATGATGAGCAGGCCTGGCACAGGATCTAGATTTGCACTTCTTATGGGTTCGGCTGTGGCATCGGCAGTGCGATATCGGGTATGCACAGCTATGCCCACTTCACTGGCCGTAATGGCCTGACCCAGCGCACTAGCGGCCGGAATGCGGTATTCCACAAAGTTGGGTTTGAATTCCAAGTTGCCCGAAACTTCAGGTGGAGTTTCAGTATACAACAGATCACCCTGCAAGTATCCTTTGAAGTCGTCAGGTGTGGCCGCTTGCAACAGGGGCCATAGTTTTTGGTATATGCCGATCAGGTCACCACGTTCACCGCCACGTTGATTCATGATGCCAGCCAGTTGCGCCATGCTAGTAGCCCGGCCTTGATAGCCCTTGGCACCAAACCCACTCTTGTCTGTGAGTACAAAATCGCCCTGCTCATCACGACCCCAGATGATGGCAGGTTTGCCATCCCATTTGACCGTGGTGGTCTTTCTAGTGTCTTCGGCGGCACTACGTATGATGGCCATGGCTTCTTCGATGCCACGTGTGCCACGATCAAACACCAGATCTTCAATGTGTGGTATGCGAGCTTCGGCTTCCATCAAGGTCGTTTCAATCAAGGGTGTCATGCCTTGATTCACGATCCTGTCACGTAGTTTGGCTAAAAAATGCACATCAGTCACAGGACGAAGTAGCTCGGCACTTTCTAAAAATGGCAGACCTTCACGCTTCATGTGTTCACGGAAGTCGGCCAGTTTAGATTCACGTTCGGGATCTGTGCTGAGAGCTTGTAGAATTGTTTCTACACTGGCTAGATCTTGGCGTGTGGCAGATTTGTTCAACAGCATCTTGGCCACAGCGTCGGGATCATCTGAAATGATCGTGTTTGTGTCACGATCTGCTATGCCAGCTATCTGATTCAGTTTGTAGCCCAGGCTCTTGGCTATGGAATTCATCAGCACGTTGCGTTCTCGGCCCTTGTAGCGGCTATCTGCAGGCATGGCACCCAGCACAAACTTTGACCAAGGCACATTGTTCAAGAACATAAAGTCGGTCTGCACGTAACCTTGGTCTGGGCGACCATTGATGGGTGTTTTAAAATGTACCGCGGTGCCGGATTTGCGTACCCATTCCGCAGGCTTGAGTCCTTGACTCAGTGCCCAGCTGGTCAGCTGTGCGACCATTTGTTCTTTGGTGACCTCGGCGGTGTCCACAGCAATGTCTAGGTCACCTGACGTGTCCTTTATGCCGGTGCTGCCAAGAGTGTTGTTTTGTAGGTCTAGACCTGGAACCAGTTCTTCCAACCAGGCCAGGGTTGACTTTACGTCAGTTTGATTGATACGTTGAGTTAGAGCCCGACCGTCGGCGTCCTTGAATACATTACCACCTTCAAAAACATTCATCAGATACCTCTAAAGCCGGCCAACAGCAACATGGCATCGGCCACAGGATTTTGTGTGGTCTTTACCTGTTGACTGCCAAATTTTGAAACAGCTTCGCTGGCAAATTTTTTCAGTGTTGTGAGTTCTTCTGACTTGAGATTGGCACCAAGTTGTTGCATATATGATCTGGCATCACCGGTTTCAGTGCCAGGCTCGGTACCAGGATCAGCGGCCTTGTCAGATCCGGTGCGGGAGCCGGGCGCTTGTGTGGTGGCCACCACAGCCTGTTGCGTGAGCTTGAGCCACAGGTCTTTTTCTTGTTGCGCTGACATTGCAGTGGATGGTGCAGTTTTAGGCGCCGGAGCGGGTGTTTTGACAGGCTGGGTGGCCTGCTTGCCTTTTAAAAGATCAGCTTTGCCGGGTATTTGCCCTGGGGACAAACTGGTCCCAGCAGTGGGAGTTGGGTTAGGTGCTGATTTACCACTATTCGATGTGTCTTTATACTGTTGTACATTCCCCAATGGCAGTCCCATGGTCACTTCTTCAAGATCGGATTTCATGCCCTCAATTCCACCTCGGGGTTGTCCATATGCCTGTTGCATTTTTTGCCCTTGGGCACTGCTGGCGACACTGGTAGGCATCACCCCGGGCGCGGCCTTGGCCGGTGCGGCCTTGGCCGGATTGGTTGCAGGAGGTGTTGTATCCTTGGCAGGTGGTGTTTTTGCAGTTTCTTCAGACTGACTCAATTGCTTGACCAAGGCTAGTATTTGATTTTTGTTGATGACATTGGGCAGGTATTGTCCGCCCAGTAAATTTTTTGTCACAAAAGCCAACAAGGCCTGATAGTACATATCTCCTGTTCGTGCATCGGGGTTGCTTTGCAACAAGGTCTTTTCATATTGTTTCCAGCCGGTGTAGGCTTTGTCAGCCAACATCTTGATCTGTTGCGGCCGCACGGCTGAAGCATAGGCACTCTTGGCATCACCACCAGGTGATATTGCGCCCTTAAAATCGCCGGCTACATTGGCGATGCCGCCAGCAAGCCCACCCAGAAAACTGCCAACGCCTTCGTCTAGCTTGCGTTGTGTGATTTCATGTATTTGCATCTGTGCGTCTCACTGTGCGGGTAAATTTGGCAGGGTCACGCTGGCCAATGGCGTTGAGCAGTTTCCTGCGTAGGTTTTCAGCCTGTTCTGGAGGATAGGTCTCGTCGATCTGCTCCAGCAGGCGTATGGCGCTGGCTATGATGTTGGCAGCACGTGTTTCTATGATCCAGCGGCTGTCGCGGGTGACATACATGCTGTCCAGTTCTTCCAGTAAACTACGTGTTTTTTTCTGCATTTTGGGCCAGGACCTTTTTATTATTTATTGGTTTAAGCAAGTAATTCAATCAAACATACTGTACCAAATCTGGAAATGCTTGTTGCCAACTGTTATTTCGGCGGGTATCCCATGTGTTAACAAACTGTTGCCAGGGCAACAATGGTGTTGGTTCTGGTAAATTAGCCACGAGTCTATGTATTACATGATTAACTGGATATTTTTTTAAAACTGCTTCTCTGATGTTGTA